CTCGATTTTTTTCGCGTACAGGATGCCGCGCGATTTTTGTGGGGTGACGATGCGGCGCTGCCTGGACTGCCGGATGCTCATCGGCCGGGGTTCCCGCTGCCCCGGCTGCGCGGCGCGGTATCGGGTGCCGACCGACTGGGCGAACGCCGTCAAGCGGCGCGACGGCTATCGGTGCGTTATCTGCGGCTCCCCCCTGAATGTCGAGGCGCACCACATCCGGGCGCGGCAGGACGGCGGGACGCACACCCTGGAGAACGGTCGGACCCTCTGCCAACGCCATCACCGGCAACTTCATCAGGAGGTCAGGGCATGAGCGGCGAATGGTGCGACACCGACCCCCACCTGCAACTCGTCGCCGGGCGGGGCGAGCCGATCCCGGTGCAGGTCGTCATCTCCTGCCCGTCGCGGGCCGAGGCGCAGGCCGCCCACCGCGACGTGGAGTTGACCGCCGATCTGGTCAATGACGGCGACAACACCTTCGTCTACATCTTCGCCAGCAATATCGCCAGCCCCTACCGGCTGAAGGCGTTCGCGAAGAAGTTCGACGCCGAGGCGCGCGCGCCGGAGGCGGGCGACGTGTTCGAGCCGGGCGAGCTGGGCACGGTCGCGCTGCCGCTGCCGGGAGGTGCGCCATAGCCGGCAAGCCGCAGAAGCGCCCGAGCCAGTTGCAGAACAAGCGGGGCGGCCGGCTGGAGCGCCGTCCCGAGTTGCGCCCGGTGACGGACGCGACGCGCCCCATCCCGCCGTGCCCCGAGGGGCTGAACCCGAAGGCGGCGGCGATCTGGGAGGGCTTCTGGCTCTCGAACGCGGGCGCGGCGACGCCGCTGGAGCCGTATCGCGGCCAGTTGGAACACTGGATCACCTGCGTCAGCGAGCGGTACATCATCCACGAGAAGATCGCCGCCCAGCCGACCGGGCAGGGGTCGGTCGGCCAGGACGCGCCCAGCCCGCTCCTCCCCTACCTCAAAGAGTTGCAGCGCACCATCGAGAAGTACGAGCAGGACTTCGGGATGACGCCGCTGGCGGCCGTCCGGCTCAACGTGGCCGACGTGCAGCACAAGGCGAGCATCCTCGACCTCACGGCGCGGCTGGAGCGGCGCGGCAAGTCGGAACCCGACGCCATCGAGGCCGAGGCCATCGACCTGGGGGCGCTGTGACGGCGACGCTCGACCGCCCGACAACCCAGGCGCCGCCGAACGCCCGCCGGGCGCGCACCCCGGACGGGCGCGAGTTCTGGACCACGGGCCAGCGGGTGATCGACTTCATCGAGATGAATTGCGTCTATTCCGATGGTGAGTGGATCGGCCAGCCCGCGCAATTGCTGCCCTGGCAGAAGCGGTATCTGTACGAGCTGTTCGAGGTGGAACCGGCGACCGGGCTGCGACGTTTCCGGCGGGCCTTGTTAGGCATCCCCAAGAAGAACGGTAAGAGCCAACTCGCGGGTTGGCTGGCCCTCTATTTCCTCATCGCGGACGGCGAGCCATCGCCGCTGGTGGTCTGCGGGGCGAACTCGGATGAGCAGGCCGACCTGGTCTTCGGCGCGGCGAAAACCTGCGCCGAGTTGTCGCCGACGCTCGCCCCGCTGACCGAGCGGTACACCAAAGAGATTACCGTGCCGAGCCTGCCCGGTGCGCGCCTGGTGCGGGTGTCGGCCACCGTGGGCACCAACGATGGGAAGAACATCCACGCGGTCATCCTCGACGAACTCCACGAGTTCTCGAACGCCAAAGGGCGCGGCGTCTGGCAGGTGCTCACCAACGGCGTCGGCGCGCGTCGCCAGCCGATGATTTTACAGATTACGACCGCCGGTTTCGACCTCGAAACCATCTGCGGCGAGCAGTACGAGAAGGGGCGGCGGATCGAGTCGGGCGAGGACAAGGACCGGCGCTTCCACTTCCGCTGGTATCAGGCCGATCCGTCCACCGAGTACGGCACGGAAGAATACTTCAGGAGCGCCAATCCGTCGTATGGCATCACGATCCACCGCGAGTATTGCGAGGATCAGGTCAACAACTGCCACCCCGCGCAGGTCAAGCGGTACAACGGCAACGAGTGGACCGCGCAAGAGCAGCAGTGGCTCAAAGACGGCGAATGGGCGGCGTGCAACGGCGGCGCGTGGGAGCCGCGCGCCGACCGCCCGCTGTTCGCCGCCGTTGACGCCTCCACCAAGCACGACACCACCGCCGTGGTCATCGGCCAGTGGGACGGACAGCGGCTGCGCGTCAAGGCGCGCATCTGGGAGCGCCCGCTGGGCGGCGACGGCCGGCCGGTGCCCAACTGGGAACTGCCCTTAGCCGAGGTGGAGAACCACATCCTCGACCTCTTCGCGCGGGGCAACGTCGCGGGCGTGGCGTATGACCCCGCCTTCGTGACCTGGATGGCGCAGTCGCTCGCGGCGCGCGGCGTGCCGATGATCGAGTTCCCGCAGACGAACAGCCGCATGGTCGCGCCGACGAAAGCCCTCTACGAACTCATCAAGGAGTGCCGCCTGCAACACGACGGCGACCCCCGCTTCGCCCGCCACATGGGGAATGTGGTCTACACCCAGGTATCGGGCGGCGGCGGGCGGCTGACGAAGGTGCGCGGCAGGACCGAGGACGCGGCGCGCAACGCCAACGACGCGGCGATCGGGCTGGTGATGGTGGTGTCGGAGGCGGGCAAGCCGCCCGAGCCGGGGCCGCCCGAGTTGCGGGTGATTGCCCTATGACGCTGATGGACGCCGCGCGCTCCTGGCTCTACGGCCCGCCCGCGCGGGAGGCGCTGCCCGCCGTCAAGGCGCTCTCCGACGCGGTGGTGCCGCGCGAGCGCTCCTGGGTGGTCAACTGGCCGTGGCAGGACAACGCCCTGACCGGCCTCGGCGGCGGCGGCATCCCGCTCCCCGGCCCGCTCCACAAGACCTACGCCGAGATTTACGCCGCTCAGGAATCGGTCTATGCGGCGGTCAACCGCCTGGCCGATGGCGTCGCCATCCTCCCGCTCAAGGTCTATCGGCGCGGGGCGAAAGGGGCGCGCGACCGGCTGTATTCCGGGCAGAGCGAACTCGTGCGACTCGTCGAGAACCCGTACGCGCGATGGTCGGGATTCGACTTCAAGCAGCGCATCATCAAAGACCTCTGCACCTACGGCAATGCCATTGCGATCAAGGTGGCGACGCGGGAGACGGACATCCCCCTCGGGATTCGCCCCGTCTCGCCCGTGGGCTGGTGGCTCGGCGACGACGGCACCTACCGCCGTCGCGACGACGACGGCAACGAGCGCGTCTTTCAGCCGTGGCAGGTGATCCACTGGTACTACCAGGCCCCCGGATTTGAGGATTACGGCCTCTCGCCCATCGAGCCGCTGCGGATGACGCTGGCGATCGAGTGGGCGGCGAAGAAGCTCGGGGTCAACCTGTTCGAGAAGGGCGCGATGCCGAGCGGCGGGCTGAGCACCGAGCAGGACTTGAACCAGGACCAGATCGACCGGCTGCGGGCGCAGTTCAACGCGGTGCATCAGGGGGTGGGGCAGGCGGGCAAGACGGTCATCCTGCCCAACGGGCTGAAATACGCGCCGTTCAGCTTCAACCTCAACGACGCGGCGGTCATCGATCATCGGCGGCTCGGCGTCAAGGAAGTCGCCCGCGTCTACCACATCCCGCCGTCCATCCTCGGCGACCACGAGCACAGCACCTTCAGCAACATCGAGGAGATGCATCGCGAGTGGTATCAGGACTCGCTCGCCCCCTACCGCGCGAAGTTCGAGGAGACGCTGCAGGTGCAGCTCATCGACCGCGTGCCCGCGTTCGCCGGGCAATTCGTCGAGTTCGACGTGCGCGAGATGCTGAAGGGCGACATGGCGAGCCAGACGGCGGCGTACCAGGCGGCGATCACGGGCGGGTGGATGACGCCCAATGAGGTGCGGCGGCTGGAGAACCTGCCGCCCATCACCGACCAGCCCGAGGCCGACCAGATTCACATCCCGCTCAACCTGGGGCCGGTGCCCGAGGGGATGGAACTCCCCACCGTGCCCGGCCCGCTGGAGCGACCGAAGGAGCCGGCGAAGGCGCTGATTAGCCCGAACGGGAGGCACTAGATGGACACCAAGCACCTACTCGCCGCCGCGACGCTGAAAGCCGACGACGACCGGGGCGCGGTCGAGGCGGTCTTCTCGACCTTCGACATCGTGGACAGCGCGGGCGACATCGTGACGCGCGACGCCTTCACCGACGGCCAGAAGGTGCCGATGGTCTGGGCGCACGACTGGACCATCCCCATCGGTAAGGGCGAGGTCCGGGTCGAGCGCGAGCGCGCCGTCTTCGCCGGGCAGTTCTTCCTCGACACCGAGGCGGGCGCGCAGGCGTACCGCACGGTCAAGAACATGGGCGACCTCCAAGAATACTCATGGGGCTTCCGCGTGCTCGACGCGCACGCCGAGGAGCGCGACGGCGAGCCGATCCGCGTCATCACCAAAGCCGAAGTCTTCGAGGTGTCGCCCGTCCTCGTCGGGGCGAACCGGCGCACCTACACCCTGTCCCTCAAATCGGGCCTCTCCTTCCTCGACCAATCCGACGCGGTGCTGGCCGCCGCGAAGGACTGGGCCGAGCGTGCGCGGTCGCTGGCCGACCTGCGGACCACGAAGGCGGGGCGCGTGCTCTCCGAGGCGAACCGCCGGCGCATCAAGGAGCACGCCGACGGGCTGCTCGCCATCGCGGGCGACCTGACGGCGCTCTACGACCTGACCGCGCCGCCCGCCGAGGACGAAGGGAAGGCCGCCGCGCTCGCGGCGGTCATCGAGGCCGAAATGACCCTGCTGCGCCTGAGCGGCGTGGCCGTCTAGGAGGAACGATGAGCGCAACCCTGTCCCTGCGCGAGCTGACGGAGAAGCTGGGCGCGAAGCGCGCCGAGCTGGCCGAATTGCTCGCGGCGAAGAAGGTGGGCGGCGAGTACAAGATGAGCGCGGCCGACGTTGACGACGTGCGGCAGCGGCGCGAGGAGCTGGATGACCTCGCCACGAAGCAAAAGCAGATGCAGGAGATCGAGGGCTTCGGGCGCGAGTTCGAGGGCGAGGGCAAATCCCGCGAACTGGTCAAGGGCGAGGGCGAGCAGAAGGGCGCACCCCGCAACGAGGCGCACCAGCGCCAGGTCCGCAGCATCGGCGAAATCCTCGAAGCGTCCGACAGCTTCAAGGCGTTCCGCGCCGGGCGGACGAAGGGCTTCACGGTCGAGCTGGCCGACGTGGAGGCGAAGACCCTGCTCACCCTCTCGGACATCACCCCGGTCGCCGACCGGCGCGCGGGCATCCTGACCTCGGCGCTGCCCTACCGCAGCGTGTCGGACCTGATGCTCGACGGGCAGACCGACGGCAACACCCTCGAATACTACGAGGAGACGACCTTCACCAACAACGCGGCGGAAGTGGCCGAGGGCGCGAGCAAGCCCGAAAGCGCGCTCGACTTCACGCTCCGCACGGACGCGGTGCGGAAGATCGCCACCTGGATTCCCGTCACCGACGAGGTGCTGGCCGACAACGCGCAACTCCGCAGCTACATCGAGGAGCGGCTGCGCTTCATGGTCATCAAGCGCCGCGAGCAGCAGTTGCTCACCGGCGACGGCACCGCGCCGAACATCTCCGGCATCCTCGATCGCTCCGGCATCCAGACCCAGGCGAAGGGCGCGGACCCGACCTTCGACGCGATCATGAAGGCGATGACGCTGGTGCGCTGGACCGCCGACGCCGAGCCGACCGGGCTGGTGATGCACCCGAACGACTGGCAAGACCTGATCCTCACGCGCACCGCCGACGGCGTGTACATCCTCGGCAACCCCGGCGAGACGATGGCCTCCATGCAACTCTGGGGACTCGACGTGCGCGTCGTCCCGGCGATGACCGAGAACACCGCCCTCGTCGGCGCGTTCCGGCCCTACGCGCAGGTCTTCCGGCGCGGCGGCCTGACCGTCACCGCGAGCACCGAGCACTCGACCTACTTCATCGAGAACAAGGTCGCCATCCTGGCCGAGGAGCGGCTGGGCCTGGCGGTGTACCGCCCGGCGGCGTTCGCGACCGTCACCGGCATCTAGGGAGGTGCGCGATGCCAGTGATTTCGGGCGGCAAGGTCATCGAGGGCGCGGCGCTGCGGCTCGGGAGTCCCGACGCCGAGGGGGCCGCCGCCGGCACCGTGCGCGTGGCGCGCGGCACCTACTCGTTCGCGGTCGATGGCGGGGCGGTCGGCACCATCAGCCTCCTCCCCACCACCGACCTCATCCCGTCCGGCTCGGTCATCCTCGGCGGCTTCGTCGAGGTGACGACCGCGCCGACCTCGGGCGGCGCGGCGACCGTCGCCGTGAAGGTCGAGGGGGCGGGCGACATCATCGCGGCGGCGGCCATCTCCGGGGCACCCTGGAGCACCACCGGCCGCAAGAGCGTCATCCCGGTCTTCACCGGGGCGACGACCGTCAAGACCACGGCGGCGCGGAACATCGACGTGGTGGTCGCGACGGCGGCGCTGACCGCCGGGGTGTTCGACGTGTATCTCGCCTACATCGTGACCGCATAAGGAGGCACCATGCCGAAGCGTGAGGACCGCGAGGAGCGCCTGGGGGCGCGCGAGCAACTGATCGAGGAGGGGAAGCGGGCGAAGGTGGAGCACGCCGCGAAGCACGGCGACGACAGCCCCACCAGCGCCGCCGCGACCGCCGAGGAATGCGCCGAGCTGGGCAAGGCCCACGGCTTCGGCACCTACGCCGCCGACGAGTCGGTCGCGGATGGCGGCGACGCCCGCGCCGAGGCGGTTGACGCGAAGGCCGTGGAGCGCGCCCCCGCCAACAAGGCGCAGGTCGCCCCGGAGAAGAAGTAACCGATGGCGCTGTTCACCGCCGCCGAGGCCCGCAACTTCGACCGGGGCCAGCTCGCGAACACCACGACCTACCCCGACGCGACGATCGAGGAGGGGGAGGCGCGCATCCGCGAGGACTTCACCCGCATCTGCGGCGTGGCGTTCGAGCCGACGACGACGACCGTGGTGCTCGACGGGGCGCGCGGGCCGCTCCTCCTCCCCTACCCGCTGGTGACGGCGGTCACGGCGGTGGAGGAGCGCGCCAGCGGCGCGGCGACCTGGACCGCGCTCGGCACGGTGGGCACCGACTATCTCTACGGCGACGCGGGGCTGCTCACCTACGAGACGGGCACGTTCCCGCGCGGCACGCGCAACGTGCGCGTCACCTTCACGCACGGCTACGCGGCCGTGCCCGGCCCCATCAAGCGGGCGGCGCTGCTGGTCCTGGTGGATCAGTTGGTGCCGTCCAACCTCGACCCGCGCGCCACCGCGCAAGTGAACGAGCTCGGCTCCTTCCGCCTGGCGGTGGCGGGCGGGCGCATCGGCGGCGAGCGCAACTGGTACGGCATCCCCGAGGTGGACCGGGTGCTCAACACTTACCGCTTCACCGGGGTGGGGGTG